TCTACGACAGATGCATCAATTTCAGGTTCATTTACTGGTTGACCCAAATCTGTAGTTGGTTGAGATTGATCTATTGGTAAACCTGTATTTGGATCTACAGGAATGCTTGGATCGGGAATCAATCCTTTCTCAATTTCTTTTTTAATCAATTTATCTTCTTCAATAATTTCTTGATCAGTTTGTCGAAGAATTTTTCGCCTTAGATAATCTTGCGAAAAATATTTTCCTACATATGGTTCTGCAGTTTGGACCATTGACAATCTTTCATTAAGAAGTTCTGCTTCTTTGAGTTCTGCAAAGTGATTGTCATATAAGAAATCATACTGGATGTGCTCTTCCATGATTTCCCAATCTTCAGGAGTAATGATATTTTTAAGAATCAGTTGAGTTTTTAGCATGTCATTGAACATGTATGAGAATCTCTTTCTCAAACGAGCAACAAACTTGCTGAACTTAACTTCATCACGAAGAATTTCAGAAGAACGACCAAGATTAAATCCACCTTCTCCATCCATTCTTGAAGGAGGAACATTAAGTGAACGATATAGTTTTTTCTTAAAGTACTCAATATCAGTAATTTCACCAAGGTTTTGACCGCCAGGAAGTGTGGTAATTTCAGTTCCTCTACCACCTTCACGACGAGGTAACCAGAAATCTTCAAGCATACTCATGAATTTTTTATCATCACGAATCTCCCCAGTGCTAGCATCATACACTAACTTATTACGATAACGCATCATAACATCACGAAGATATTGTTCTGCTTTTACCTTGGGGAGATTGCCTACGTCGATGTAGAAAATTCTACGTTCTGGTGCTCTCGACAAACGATAGATAACAAGCGAGTCCTCAATCATTCTCAGTTGATTGAGTGACTTGATTGCTTTATGCAAATAAGAAAGTGTATTTCCCTTATTTCTATCTACGAGACCTGAAGTACAGTAAGTAACAGAATCTCTTGTCATTTTAATTCCACCATTTCCACCTAAAGCAGATGGATTATTGGTTGGATAATTCATCTTTGGATTATAGATGAAATATTCTTCAATTTTTGGAAACTCATAATCCATCGGATTATCAGTATTCACATTTGCTAATCTAAAGTTATCTTTATTCTTTACTTGTTGTTGTCGCACATAACGCATTTTCATTGCGTCAATGTAACGAAGTTCTTGAATACCTTCGTGTGGATTCTTTAAATCTACAACTTTATGGTAATAAAGTCGTCCATCAATATACCAGTTTCTATAAATTTCATGTGATTTTCTATCAAAATCTAAAAGTTCAAGAATATATTTAAATTCTTTTCTTATTTTTGTTTTAATTCCATCACTAGCATTCAAGTTTGATAATTCAATCTGAACAGGACTATCATTTGTATCTGAAACGACTGCTTCATTTACAATATCTTCAATAGCACTATCACACTCTGGATGCAGTGCCATTTCACGATATCTTTTAATTAGATCAAATTCTGTTCTATAAACACCTTCAATATCTACATACGAACCAAAAAACCCACTGCTTAGATAATGGTCAACCCCGTCCTCATTATTAGGAGGAACGGGGGAAACCGCAGTGGGTGATAATTGCTCAGTATCCTCAATAGAGAATCCAAATAATTTTGCCATAATTTATTAAAACTAGCGAATACCTTTTCAGTATTTATCTAATTAAATTATGCCTGATCTCTAGTCCAAGCGCCTGGTTCCCAGTATTGAACTTGGAATTCGACAGTGTATTCTTCAATGGTATCTGAAGAATCATATGAAAGATCAATTGCTGAGATATTTGTTGGGAAAATATCAAAGAAAGTGTATGTTTTCAATGGTGTGATTGGAGATCCATTAACAATTGATGAATTTGAAGATGATTCAATTCCATTATCTGCACCTCTTCCAAGTTGATGTACAAGAGCATTAGTCATGTACTCGCCTGGTTGTGTCGCACCGGTGTTGTTGCTGTTCTTACTAATTCCTTGCATCCATGCTTCGAAAGCATTTCTCAGCAAGAAGTTCTCATCGTTAAGAATGGTTACAGTCCAAACATCAAAGGTTCTGTCTCCAGCAACTTTTAATGTACGACCTCTGAATGGAACTTCAATAGGTGCAATGTTTGATGCTGGAAGTTGAGCAGCTTTACACATAAATTTGAATAAATCTGCTTCCTGGTTATCACCAGTTCTCCAAACATTTCCACCTGCAGCAACAGGGAATGATGGAATTTCAACTTCAAATAGGTTTGGTCTTGCGCCACCTCCAGCAAGTTTTGATTTAAAAGCGGTGATTGTTCTGAGAGTGGACATTTTGAATTCCTCCTTCTGTAATTAATTTAGGTTAGATTAAACTGATCCAGCCACTTCTTCAAAACTTACACCAGTTCTAGTGGCAACAAACGTAAGTGTGATGTAGTTAATTGACTTGGTTGGTTTCAGGAAGATGTCAGCTCTGAATTCATTATTATCAATCACATCTGGAGTATTGTTTGACTCATCGCAAATAACGATGAAATCGTAAATACCTCTCTTTGCTTGAACATCACGTAGGTATGGTTCAACAATATTAACAAAGTTTGATCTAGTTGTTTGATCATTCAGTTCAAATAGTTGTGCTTGAGCAGATCTTTCGAGTGCTTGCTCAACTGTTAAGAACAATCTACGAACGTTGATTCTGTCAAAAGCAGATGGATAAGAAAGTGCTGTCTTATCACCAAACAAAAGAACACCAGTTCCTGGTTGATTTACAATAGCATTTACTCTTGCAGTGTAGAGAACGTCTCTCTGTGCCTTTGAAGGATTATATGCAAGTTTAATTGCATTATTCAGAACACCTCTCTGCTGTCCTGCAGGCGAGAACCATGGGAATCCAGTAATATTTGTTCTGGTCATCAAACCAGCAATATCACCGTTACATGGAATATATCTAAAGGTGTTGTTGAAACGATCATAAGTGTACTTATAACCACTATCAAAAATTGCATAAGAGGAAGAAGTAATTGGTGAGAAGAACCTAATTACATTATCAGTTTGAGTATCTGTATTGGTGAGATCTACAACACCTGCTCTGTGTGGAGAAATTACTGCAACACAATCTTTTCTGCTTTCTGCAACTGCAATTAGTTTATTTGCTTTTGCTTGAGATTCTGATTCTCCTAATAGACCAGGACCATTTAGAAGATAATCAACTTGAATTTCATCTTTATTTGCGAACAAGTCATATGCTGTAGAAATTGAACCTAGATCTGCTTGCATTCCACCAGCAGCAGAATAATCAACCCCAGCACTTAAGGTATAAGTTACATTACCTAATGCACTGAATGTAATTCCTTGTGCATTTTGTCCCCACAGACCTTGACCAGTTGTAAACTTAGTAAATGAAGTAGAGAAACCAGTCGCAACAGGAACTGTTCCATGATATGCATCCTCTGCTTGAGAAGGATTGTAACCTGCATACAAATATTGTGAGAAATCTGCAAGATAATTTTTGTACCAGATTCTTTGTGGAGAATTAACTTGAGAAATTGAATCAAGTGCTTTTGAAACACTCACATGCTTCTCAAGAAGATTTCCTTGGATTCCAGTTACTGATCCATTATCATCTACGATAGCAATGTGCATTGCATCGTTTTTACCATTTCTAGCAGCAGAGTATGCGTTAGTTGCTGGTTTTGGTGCGATGGATTTCCAGAAGATTACTGAGTTGGTCAGACCAAGAGTTTGTTGATCATACCAATCAAGAACCTGTCCAGCAGCTGCACCAGCACTTGCGGAAAGACCAGTATTAATTCCTGCGTTGTTTACAAAGTAAAGAGTATCTGCTTGCTCAAATGAAGCAACAGAATTTCCCTCAGAATAAGTAATTGACGTTTCTGTTCCTGCAGATGATACTCTGGAAACAATCTTAACATCAATGGTGCTGCTTCCGTTTGTGGTATCTGTAGAAACACCAGTAATGATACCTTTTAGATAACCAGTGAAGGAAGTTGTGGTTCCAACACCAGCGATTGCGGTGCTTGTAATTGCAGTGGTGATACCATAACCAACCTGAGCACCGAGATTGCTTAAGTTAGTTGTAGTAACTCCAATAGTTTGATCTGCAAAATCATCAATAAAGCAAACTTTTAAGTTATTTGCCCAAGAACCTGGATTCTTTGCTGCATAAACAAATTCTACACCTTCACCTGACCAGGTGTTGTTATAATTATCGTAATTTTTGATTTTTGCACTTGTAGTTGCTGCATAACCAACAGCGGCATTTGCATTATTGAGTGATGAACCATCAACTCTTGCAACCTTAAGAACGCCACCATATGAAAGGAATGAAGATGCTGTCATCCAATACTCATACTGAGCATCAGTTGAGATTGGTCTTCCAAAAGTGTTAATTAATTCTTGTTCTGTTGTGATGTCAATTGCTTGCTCTACAGGACCAATCGCAAAAGGTCCCGCAATTGCACCAATGTTATCTAATACGTTATCAGCTCTCCCAACAGTTAAATCAACTTCCCTAGTAAGTACTCCAGGAGATAATTGAGGAGTCGCCATGTTTTTCTCCGTAAATCTCAGTTTATCTAAAAAATATTTATTAAAATGTTATTTTTCAGATGGAAAACATGACGTGAACTGTTTACCAATCAGGATATTCCCACTTATCCAAAACTCTTGATACCATTCTATTGGTAACTACTCTTTTTATAGAGCACTCTTTACACTCATAAGAATATGATGAGGCAACTGGTCCTCTTTCTTTATGTGTTCTATAGAAACTCTCTATCAAATTTTTAACCTCTCCACAGGTTCTACATTTTCTATCTGTAAGCAATAAATGACTAAGTTTTAT